CCTCAGCGAACGCTTCGGCTTTGGTGAACGACCAGTCGGCCACCCACAGGCCTGCGCCGGACGTGACACCGCCTGCGGTGAGGGCGTTGACGACGGGTGTGATGTTGCTGGCAGAGGCGTAGATGGCGGGCCACCGCTGCCCGGGCCGCGCGGCGCTGGCGAAGTCTTTTTGCGCGCGGCGCACCCACCCGGGGCAGTCGGCGAACGTGGCCGCGCCGCCTTCGACGTCGAGCACGTCGGCGGTGGGGTCGGACGCCGCGGCGTCCTGGTCGATGCGCACCGTCCCGGGGTGGGCGGCCCACTGGGCGGCGGTCCAGGGGATGCCGCCGGAGCCGGTGGAGTACCCGGCGAGCTGCGCGCCCGCGGGCGCGTGGCCGATGTTCGCGCCGATCAGGTCGTAGCCGACGACGGCGCTGCCGCCGGCGATGAGGCCGTGCGCGGCCAGTTCCATCACACTGCCTCCAGGTGTGGCGCGCCGCCGTCTGCCCTGATCTCAACAGGCAGGCCGAGCAGTATGTCTGGATCGGTAACGGAGATGGCTGGCAGCCAGAGCGCGGCCCCTGTCTGGTCGGTCAGCTTGCGGACCTCAGAAAACCAGTCAGAGTTCATGACCCAGCGGGAATCCTGGCGCCCGGTGCCTTTGTCATACAGGGCGCCGATCAGGTAATCGCGCAGTTCCGCGCCGAGGGTGCATGTCTCGGCCATGCGCACCTCCTGTCTCTTGAGCATCATCGCGCATCACCAGCCCCGCGCGCCGCAGGCCGGTGCCCGCGCGGTGGGAAGATGCAGGGGATGAGCGGTTACTACATGGCGGATGAGCGGTTCCCGCCCGGCACCAGGGTTACCGTGGACGACTTCGAGCCAGGCGACTACCATGTCTGCCGCGACTGGCCGGAGCATGTGCCGGCGGTCTTGCGGGGCTCAGTGCATATCGCCGGCGGCGGCGGGGGAGCGGCCGTCAATGTCGAAGGAGACCTCGTGGTTCTGATCGCTCTCAGAGCGCAGCGTGACGGTTTTGTTCTGCGCCTGGATGACCTCGGCGGTGACGCCGCCGGTGGGCTGTGTAGGGCCGTACAGGAACCGCCAGGGCCCTTTGGGCGGTGGCGGCGGCGGCGCGGAGACGTCGATCTCGAAGGCGCCGGTGGCGGTGTCCGCCGGGTAGACCGCCGGGTAGGTGGCGGTGTAGCCCATTACATAAGCACCTGGTTGAGGACGGTCCCGGCGCCGCCCGCGGTGGCGTTGTTGGTGCCGGTGCCGTGCGGCGACCCGGCGCCGCCGCCGGCGACGGAGGTGGTGCCGGCGGTCCACGCCGACAGGGTGTAGGCGAGGATGAGGCCGCCGGAGCCGCCGCCGCCGCCGCCGGTGTTCCCGGCGGTGGGGGTGCCGCCCGCGCCGCCCGCGGCGGTGATCGTGCCGGAGCCGTTGTTCACCGCCCAGGCGAAGATGACGACCGCGCCGCCGCCGGACCCGCCGCCGCCGCCCTTGTTCGTCCCGTCGCCGCCACCACCACCGCCACCGGGACCGCCGCTGATGCCGCCGACCGCCGAGATCACCCAGGTGATGCCCGCCAGCGCGGCCCCGGGGTTCCTGAACCACGAGTTCCCGGACGCGCCCGCGGTGCCGCCTGCCCCGCCGGCGCCGCTGGTGCCGGTCCCGCCGGTCCCGGCGGTGTTCAGCCCTGCGCCGTTGGTGTTCGTCCCGGCCGACCCGGCGCCGGTGGCGCCGCCGCCGCCGGGCTGGCCGCGCTGCAGCGTGTTCTGGGTCAGGGCGGCGCCGTTGTTCCCGTTCGCCAGGCCCGCGTTGCCGAGCGCGGAGATGGTCCCGTTGTTCGTCAGGGTGCCCATGCAGAAGATGCGCCATCCGGCCGGGTTCACGGTGACCGTGTTGTTGATCGTGAGGCTGGTGCAGAACACGTCGCGGGTCATCGTGTAGATGCTGGACGAGGGCGCGCCGAAGCCTTTGGAGGTGAGGTCGGTGGACCCGTCGCAGGTGACCGCGCCGTCGGAGCCGTCGCCGAACACGCCGGCGAACACCTGCGCGTGCACGTGATTGGACCGCATCACCAGCGTGCCGGAGCCGCTGCTGCCCGCGGTGGACGTGGCCGCCGGGGTGGCCGTGTCTAGCTGGACGGCGCCTTGCGCGCTGGTGGTGGCGGCGGGCAGGTCGGCGGCGGCGAGCGCGCGGAGGGTCACGTGGGTGCCGTTGCCCGCGAGCACCTGGTTGTTCGTGACCGCGGCGGCGATGGTGTCCATGGTCTGCTGCGCGGTGACGGTCGTGCCGGGCGCCGAGCCGCTGATGACGGACACGCAGTCGGTGAGGGCGTTTACGTCGCTGGCCGGGTCGGGGGTGCCTTGCGCGCGGTTGTCGGGGGGCAGCGAGGCCACGGGCGCTCCTTTTACCAGGTGGGCAGGCCGGAGCCGCCGTAGGGGTCTTCGGGGACGGCGTTGATGGTGATGGTCCACGCTTTGGCGCCGAGGACTTCGGTGAACCCGAAGGCCAGCTGGTTGATGGGACCCGGTGGCAGCCACGCGGGCGGGTTGACGATCTGCAGGTAGCCGGTGATGTCGAGCGCGGCGATCTGGTAGAACACGCTGGGCGCGCCGGGGACGGCCGGGGAGCCGGGGTAGGTGGTGCCGTAGGTGGCGCCGTAGACGCCTTGGGCGCCGGGGATGTTCGCGGTGCCGGCGATGGTGTCGCGGTGCAGGTTGACGGTGATCGTCGGGTAGCGGAACTCGTCCACGGTGCCGAGGATCAGCAGCCAGGTGGCGTAGTTCGCCAGCTGGGTGTCGGCGTACAGGTTCGCGGTGGGTGAGAACGTGTAGTAGCCGACGCCCGCGGGGGGGTCCTGGACGGACAGCGGCCCGGTGAACTGGGTGGCCTCGTAGGAGGAGCCGGACGCGGACCCGTTGCTGCGCTGTACGAGGATGTCGTTCCTGGTCAGCGAGTCGTCGTTGGTGGGGGTGAGCGGCGGGGCGAGCTGCGCGGCGGTGTAGTCGAGGATGACCGCCGGGGACTGGCTCTGCATGGCGGCGCGTGTGCAGTAGGTGAGGCCGAACGCGCCGCGGGTTTCGAACATCTGCCCGAGATCCGCCGTTTCGCAGTCCTGCAGCAGGTCGGTGAGCTGCGCGACGGGCTGCGGGCCCATCTGCGGCGTGTCGCCCGCGTTGCCGATGAGGACGGCGGGGACGCGCTGCTCTCCGCACAGCCGGGCGAACCGGGTGGCGGCGAGTTCCCCGCTGTAGGCGGCGAGCGCGCCGGACAGGTGGACAATCGGGTCGACGGCGTACTGGACGGAGACGTGGCCGATGCCCACGGCGAGGGTCTCCACGGGGGATCCGGAGTTGGTGAGCACTTCGGTGACCGACCCGAGGGTGCCGCTGACGGTGCCGGTGAACGTGGCGACGGCCGACGTGGCGCCCGGGGTGATGGCGGTGAGCTTCCACGCGATCTGCGTGGCGCCGTTCTGCACAAGCTCCCCGGAGACGAGCATCGGCTGCCCGTTGCAGCCGAAGGTTTTGGTGCCGGAGGTGAACACCTGGGAGCCGCCGGCGTTCTTCCCGGTCAGCGCGAACGAGCCGCCGCTGGCGGTGTGGTAGATGATCGACAGGTTGGCGACGGCGCCGCCGGCGAGGGCCTGGACGTAGGTGGCGCCATCGGTGCCGCCGCCAGAGGGGACGTCGATGACGGCGCGCAGCACGATCGCCGCGGGCGCGGGGGTCTGGGTGCCGAACGACACGCGCACCTGCCCGGCCTGGCCGCCGCCGCCGGGCTTGCCGTAGTTGTTGTAGGACCCGTACCCGCCGCCGCCTCCGCCGCCGCCGGGGCCGGGGCTGGGCATGAGGCCGGGGGTGGCGGCGTTGCCCTGGGAGGCGGTGGCGCCCTGGCCGCCTGCGCCGCCGGGGCCGCCCGCGGTGGGCGCGTTGCCGCCGTTGCCGCCGGGCGTGCCGGACGACCCGGAGCCGTTGTTGCCGCTGGCGCCGTTCCCGGCGGACGAGCCGCCGCCGGAGCCGCCGAAGTGGCCGGAGGCGGCGGCGCCGTTGCCGCCCGGGTGGTGGGTGGTGTTGCTACTGCCAGAGCCGCCGGAGCCTTTGCTGCCACCACCGGATCCGCCGCCGCCGCCGTGCGCGGTGACGACTTTGGAATCGCCGGTGAACGTGGTGGCCGCCCCCGCGGTGCCGCCGGTGCCCCTGGTGGAGAACGACCCGGGACCGCCGGAGCCGCCCGCGCCGATCACGAACGTGTAGGTGTTCCCGGGGGTGACGGCCAGCGCCGGCTCGGCGGCGTACTCTCCGCCCCCGCCCCCAGCCCCTCCGTTGCCGCCCGCGCCGTTGCCGCCGCCGCCGCCCGCGCCCCAGCACTCGGCGAGGATCGAGGTGATCCCGGCGGGGCAGCTCCAGGTGAATGTGCCCGGCGTGGTGAACGTCTGCCCGCCGGAGGAGAACGCGCCAGGTGTGCCGGTCCACGCCGAGGAGCTCAGCTGCGCGAACGGCGCGGATCCGGGCACGTTCGAGTCGGCGGACAGGCCCGGGGTGCCGGACCAGGTCATGGGGGAGCCGCCGGGCAGCCCGGAGGCGAAGAACGCGCTGCTTGAGCCGTCTTCGCATGCCCAGTACCCGGCGGGGACGAGGGAGTTGGAGAATCCGCCGGCGATGCCGGTGCCGCCGCCGGTGGAGTGGACGAACACGTTGACCAGGTTGGAGTAATACCTGGCCAGGGGGCTTTGGGCTTTGCGGGACTGGCGCATCCGCTGCAGCACGCCGGCGGCGGTGATGGTCGCGTACACGTCGGAGCCGTCGGGGATCCACTGCAGCGGCCACGCGGGGATCTCACCCCAGAACCGGACCCCGTTGTACCAGGACCCGGTCGCGGTGACCGCGTTGACGACGGAGATCCTGACCTGCGTGTTCCGGGTGAGGTAGGGGTAGAACTGGCCGGCGGTGTTCGCCGGGGAGAAGGACCCGTCGCGGTTGTTTAGGGTGAAGGTGACCTGCGCGGGCTGCGCGGTGGACGCCTCGTCGGGGCGGCCGCGGCTGGAGATGGTGATCGAGTCACGGACGTAGACGTAGGAGGTGATGTCCGCCCAGACGTCGTTGACGAAGATTTCCACGCGCACCGGCAGCGGGTCCGCGGGGAACGTGGTGGCCTGCGACGGCGACTGGAACGCCAGTGGCGCAAGATTGTAGACGGCGTTGGACTGGACGAGGCCGCCGCCGACGGTGGTGGATGCCTGCCCGGAGAACGCCACTGGCGCGAGCGCGAGCGCGCCGGTGCTGGTGCCAAGCGGGATGGCGGTGAACACGCACAGCAGCGCCGCCCATCCGGTCTGCGTGCCGCCGGAGCCGGCGCTGAACGTGCCGGTGACCGCCTGGGTGCCGGCGGGAAGGCCGAGCTGGTAGTAGGAGGCGTAGTTGTCGGCGACGGCGGTGGCTGAGGCGCCCAGCGTCCACCCGGCCGGGGTGGGCCAGGACTGGCTGGTGCCGGTGGGGCTGTACTGGGTCTCGAATGCCACCAGGCCGAGGTCGCCGCCCGCCGACGCGCCGGAGGTGGTCACCGGGAGTGTCGTGGCGGTGGTGCCGGAGTTGGTGCCGGGGGTGCCGTCGAGGGCGACGGTGTAGCCGGGCGGCGGCTTGAACTCGGCGAGGAACCCGCGCCCGTTCGTGCCGACGGTGAAGGCTGCGGAGGTGATGCCGCCGGGGTTGGCCTCCGGCGGCAGGTACCAGCGCTCGATGCGCCCGGTGGTGCCGCCGGCGTTGGCGAACCCGGCCAGTATCCACCCCGCGGGCGGGGTGGCTGCGGCCTGGGTGGTCTGCGCGATGACCGCGGTGAGCATCGTCCCGGCGGTGGACGGCCCCGGGATGGTGTAGGTGCCGCCGCTGGTGGTGCTGCCTTTCTGCACGAAGCTGAACATGCTCACGTTCGCCTGCGCGGAGATCGCGGGCGGGGCGATCGTGTAGGCGCCGCTGGAGGACCCCACGAACGCGCTGCCGGACATAGCCAGCGGCGCGAGGCCGTAGGACGCGGGCCCGGCGACGCCGGCGACGAACCCGGTGAGGATGACCTGCCCGTCCGCCGCGTCGCCGACGTTGATACCGCTGGCGCCGCCGCCGCCGCCGCCCCCGCCGGGTGAGACACCCGGCTGCCCGCTGGCCGAGGGGCCGCCGCCGAAGCCGCCCTTGCCGCCGCCGGTGACCGCCGCGCCTGCCGCGCCGCCGGTGGTCTGTGTCCCGGCGCCGCCGGCGTTGCCGCCCGCGCCGGTGCCGCCAGAGCTTCCGCCCCCGCCGCCGCCGCCGTTGGTGACACCGCCCGCGCCGCCGCCGCCGCCAGCGTGGTGGGTGGTGTTGCCGCTGCCCGTGCCGCCCGCGCCGCCCGCGGTAAGCGCCGTGGCCGCGGAGCCGCCGTGCGCGGTCACCGTCGCCGAGTCGCCGGCGATCGTCGTGTTCCCGCCGGATATTAGGGGATTTCCCTGCCCGATGCTGATCACGTACTGCTGGGAGTCGGTGATCGCCAGCGCGGATTCCTGGGCGAACTCGCCGCCGCCTCCGCCCGCGCCGCCGGACGCGCCCCCGGCGGCGGTGTAGGCGTTCCACACGGCGTTGATGCCGGGGATGCGGAAGTCGGTACCCGACTCGATGTCGTTCTTGCCCGGGCCGGTGCCGCCGTAGTAGTCGAAGTAGCTGACCGGCTTGCCCGCGGCGATCCTGTTCGACAGCAGGGTCGCCACGCCGTTCGCGCCGGAGATGTAGCCGTCCCACTGCGCCTGCGTCGGGAAGAACGACCCCGACGACGACCCGCCGTACTCGTAGATGCCGAACGGCACCCCGGCGTTGTCGGCGACGTCGGCGATCCCCGGGTAGTTCGGGTCCGACGTGGGGTAGGTGAGGAAGTTCCCGTTCACCCACTCGCTGCCGTACCAGTCCGCGCCGATGTGGTCCGGCTTGCGCACTGTCGAGGCCATCGCCGCCTGCGCGAACTGGACCGCCCTGGTGGCCTGCGCCATGCCGACGCACAGGAACAGCTTCACGTCGGAGGGGATCGCCGGCGAATAGTGGTCCATGTAGGCGACGTAATCGGCGGCGGCGGCGAACTTGAAAACACCCGCCTTGTCTTTGAGATTGCACTCCTGGCACAGCATCACCGCGAAGTTCGCCGCGCCGATGGTGCTCTTGACGGTGGCCAGCGCGGACTGCAGCGCGGCGAAGTCGTCGACGCCGCCCGCCTGGTTCCAGGTGCGGGATGGCCACGGGCCCATGATGACGAAGCATCCGGCGGCCGCCAGGTCGCCGACCTGCTGCGGGCTGTTGACGTTGGCGAACTGCGCAATCGAGTCCGAGCCGGTCTCGTTGTAGAGCACCTTCTGGCTGGCGAGGGCCATCGGCACGCCCACGTAGCCATCGAAGATGTTCGCCACGGACACGCGCTGGCCGCTGGTCTGCCCGTAGACCTGCCAGATCATCGCCCCGGCGTTGCCCTGCAGCACGGGGCCGGCACCGGGGATGCCGCCGGGAACCTGATAGCCGCCGCCGCCCGCACCCCAGGCTTGCGCGTTCACCGCCGTCGCGCCAAACGGCGCGGTAAACGTCCACGACCCGCCGCCCGCGGTGGTGTTCGCGGTCAGGGTCACCGGGTCGGACTGCGTCCAGGTGATCGTCACCTGCCCGTTGCCGCCGTTGCCGCCGTTGCGGCCGGTGCCCGTCGACAGCGCGCCGCCCCCGCCGCCGCCGGGCGCGGACCCGTTGCTCCCCGGGCCAGCGCCGGACGTGGAACCCGCGCCGCCCGCGCCGCCCGCGAACGTGCCCGCCGACGCGGCACCCGCAGTGCTCCCGGCGCCGGGGCTGCCGGGGAACCCGGTGGCCGCGCTGGCACCGGCCGCGCCGCCGCCGCCGCCGCCGTTCGTGCTGACCGTGCCCAGGCCGCCCGCGCCGCCCGCCGCCGACACGGCGTTCACGCTGCCGCCGCCGCCCGCGCCGCCCGCGCCGGAGCCCGTCGTGGACGTGCCGCCGCCGCCGCCGCCGTGCGCGGTCACCGTCACCGCATCGCCAGTGAACGTGCTGGCAGTACCCGGCTGGACCCCCGCGCCCGGGCCCGGGCCGCCCGCGCCGACGGCCCCGCTGTAGGCCAGCGACGGCGTCACCGCCAGCGCCGGCTCGCACGCCACCTCGCCGCCGCCGCCGCCGCCGCCGTTGGAGCCCGTGGTGGCACCCGCGTGGCCGCCCGCGCCGCCGCCGCCCCAGCACACCACCGTCACCGCGGTCACCCCCGGCGGGCACGTCCAGGAGAACGCCCCCGGCGTGGAGAACACCGCCGTCAGGGTGACCTGCGTGCCACTGGCCGAGGACTCGTCCAGCACCGCCGCGCCGGACTCATCCAGCAGATGGGCGCCGGCCTCATCGTTGACGTTGGCCATGAGCTACCAGGTCGACCGCGCGGACGACAAGGTGGAGTCGCCGCTGATGCCGCCGTTGAAGGTGATCGTCGAGCTGGTGATCTGCGAGTTCCCGACCGAGTGCAGGATGCCGCCGGTCACGTTGAGCAGGCCGTTGTGGGTGCTGGTGCCGGTCCACAGGAACCCCGGGTAGACGCCGCCGCCCTGCCCGTTGCCGTCGTTGCCCTCGATCTTGCCTTCGAGGTGGCCGCCGTAAATCCTGGAATACTGGTCGTTCTGCGTGGGTGTCGGCACGCTGCCGGTAATCGTGAACACCCCGAACCCGCACCCAGCGGTGGTCTGCCCCACCGGCAGGCTCGAGCAGTTCCCGCGGAACCAGAACCTGCTGCCGCCCGCGTTGGAGCCGTTCAGGATCTGCACGCCCTTGTTCCCAGCGGCAAGCCAGAGGGTCAGCCGGTAGTCAATGTACTCCACCGAATGGTCGGAGCCGCCCCCGCTCCCCGCGGTCTGCGTGTTATTGATCACCAGGCACTGGGCGTTGTTGTACAGCTCCAGCCAGCAGTCCGATTTCTCCGTCCAGCCGCCGTTGATGCGGTTGATCTGGTTGACCGCGATCTGGCTCGCGCCGGTGAAGTTCTGCACCCGCAGCTTGATATCGAACCCGGACCCGTCGCCGAAGTCCAGGCCGATCGCGCTCGATGTCGCCAGCTGCCCGTCCAGGATGAAGTCGCGGATCTGCGAGCATGCCTGCGTCGGGTCGGCCAGGCCGAACTGCGCGCCGTACATGGTGGTGCGGTGGCACGAGATACCCGTGCAGTTCCCGACCACGGACACGACTGTCGCCGCGCCGCAGCCGAGCAGATTCACCGGCCAGCCGCCCTGCGTGCCGGACGTGGTCTGCGCGGGCAGCGTGACTGCGATGTTCCCCGGCGAGGCGTTGAGATAGAAGTTGCCGGGGCCCAGCATGATCGTCCCGCCGACGTTGCCGGCGTCCAGTGTGGTGATCGCCGCGCTGATCGCCGCCGTGTCATTGGCGCCGGAGGTGTCGCCAGTGGGCATTATCACGTAGTACGGCAGCAGCGTCCCCACGGAGATCTTCTTCTCCGTGCCCTGCGCGGACATCGTCGTGTCGGAGGTGTCCAGGATCAGCAGCTGGTCGGCGGTGGCCGACTGCGCCAGCGCGGCGTACGCGCTCAGCTTCCCCATCAGGTCTCCGCCTGCGTGATAAGGAACGACGAGCACGACACCGTGTTCCCCGACGTGATCGTCAGCGTGTTCAGGTTCAGGTCCGCATTAGAAGTGCCGACACTGCCGGTGCCCACCACGGTAGTCCCGTCGGACTTCACCAGCGCGAAATACCCCGCCGTCCCGGTGTTGCCCGCCGTGCCCGAGGTGATCGCGTTCGCCGTCGCCGTCACCGTCCCGCCCGCCGCGGTCGCCGCCGGGAACGCCGTCGCGCCGAACGTCATCGTCGCCAGCAAAGTCCCCGTCACCGCACCGTTCAAAGCGGGCTGCGCGCCCGTATAGATCCGGATGAAACCGCTGTTCAGCAGCGCCGTCACCGCGTTCACCGCCGCGATCACGGTGGCGTCGTAGGGCAGCGGGTTATTCGCCATTCCCAGCTCCTAGAGGGGGGATCGTGATACCGCCGGAACAGATGACCTCCACGTCCTCCGGCGCTGCGTCATCGTCGTCATCGGGCATGGGGGTCAGCTCCTCGCGTGGGACACTGGCGGAATGAAGGTGCGGCTACTCGCCCTGACGTGTGTGCTGGCAGCAGCCGGGGACGTCTACCTCATCGCCCGCTGGCCCGGTGTACTGCTGCGCGGCCAGTACTGGTCAGACGTCCTGCACCTGGGCATCCTGGCGACATCTATCTGGTGGGCTGTCGTTCAGCGCCAGCGCCACAAGGCGTCACGGGCGCCCAAGCGCTAGCTGGACGTTGCCGCCGCCCTTGATACGGACCTGCTTGCGCAAAACCTGCAGCAGCGCGTCCGTCAGCGCGCCCTCACCGCCCGGCGCGATCTCCAGGACAACCCGCTGCGCGTGGCCAGCTGGGGTCACGCTCACCATCTCCGGGCCGCGTTCCCCGACGCCGATCAGCGTGGGCTTCGTGAACACGCCGTTGGCCAGGCCATCGCCGTACCAGTGCGGGGAGCGGGACAGCCATGTGCCGTAGGCGTTCGCTGGCGTCCCGTACACGGAATGGATGTAGCCCTCGCCCCAGCGGATCTGCGCGGCGGCGTTACCCGATGCGGCGAGCGCGCCCATCTTCCCTGGCGGCAAGGCTTGGGGTATACCGAACGCGCCGCTCGTAGGGTTTCTGGCGAGTCTGTTCCAGCTACTTTCCCCGTTCCACAAGGCGATCAGCGGCGGGAGCTGGCTGGGGCCCCAGCCGTAGAAGCGGAACAGCGACGCCGCGTATGCCTGCTCCTGCCGCACCGTTCCGGACGCGGGCCCCCCAGAACCGCCAGCCACCCGTAGCGCCGCGGCCTCGCGGGCGGCGTTCGCCGCCTTGAACGCGGCGGCCATCATGCCGCCGATCTCGGCGGTGAGCGCCGACTGGGTCGCGTTCAGGTCCCGGTTCGTCCATGGCGGCAGCCCGGCCACCGGCCCGGTGTAGGACGGGACAAGGCCGCCGGCGGCGAAACCCGGCAGCCTGCCGCGCAGGTGATCCACCGCGCCGGCGCTCACCATCGGCTTCGGCACCACCACCTCACCCGGGGTGAGCAGCGCCGGGTAGTTGTCGGCGTTCCCCGCGCCCGGGATCAGGCCGCCGGCCGCTTGCGGGAACGGGCCGCCAGCGGTGCCGCCGGGCAGGCCGAGCTTCTTGCTCGGCGCGATGGACCACGTGCCCGCGGCGCTGATGTGGATCAGCTCGGCGATGGCCTTTTCCTGGCGCAGGTGGTCCAGGTAGCCGATCAGGGTGCGGACTTCCTGCCAGTACTGCTTGGTGCCGCCGGAGACGTTCTTGAGCTGCGGCAGGGCGTTCTGGATCGCCGCCGTCGCCTCTTGCTGCTTGTCGCGGCTGGTGCCGGCGTCCTTGGCCAGCGTCACCAGGTTCCCGATGTAGGCCAGCTGCGCGCCGAACGCCGTCCGCTGCGCGGCCGTGTTCAGCCCGATCTTGTCCTTCGTCCCGTCGAGCGCCTTCTCCGCAGCAGCCGCCGCGGTGACGGTGTTGATCAGATCCTGGTTGAACGTCTGGTTCGGGTTTATCGCGTTGGCCAGCTGTGTGTTCAGGTGCTGCACGGCATCGGCGAGGCCCCGCACGGTGATCTCCGCGAGCTTGGCGTTGTGCTGCGCGTCGTAGAAAGCAGCCGACGCGGTGGTGAACCCGGCGGCGACCGCGCCGACCGGGTGGATCAGGCCGGCCGTAGCCGCCCGCGTGTGCGTGACCCGGTTGTCGAGGGCGGTCATGGCCGCGGCCTGCTTGCCGGACGCCAGGGCCGCCCGCTGGGACTGGTCCGCATATTGCTGGAGTTTCTGCTGCAGGTTGCCTAGCAGCGGAATCCCCGGCTCAAGCCGGCCGAACGCATCCTTGGTCGCGTTCGCCAGGAATCCCAGGACACCGCCCGTGTGCTCGGCCGACTGGCCTGCGGCGTAGGTGCCCTTGCCGAGATCCTCGAGCTTGACCGTCAGCGTCCCGATGTCACCGATCAGGGCCGCCGCGCCGGAGGCGTCCTTGAGAAGCTCCGTCGCCAGTGGCTGCAAGGCGGTCAGCAGCGGCGGCAGCGCGTTCGTCAGATTGACGAACAGGCCGCCGAGCAGCTTCACGTCCGGGCCCGCGTTCGACGCCATGAACCCGAAGAAGTTCTGCCACGTCTGGGACTTGAACTCAGCGTCAATCTGGCCCAGCAGGCCGCCGATGGCCTTCCCCGTCGCCACCGCGACCGGCTCCACGTCGTGCATCAGTGTCGCGGCCAGCCGCAGGCCGCCGGAGAAATCACCTAGCACCGCCGGCTGCAGCTGCTGCTGGAAGACGGCGAAGTCCTTGCCGAGAGATAGGATGCCGCGCGCCACCGCCTGCTGCTCCGGGTTCAGCAGCTGCATGTTCTTCGCCAGGCCGCCGGCCTTCTGCGCGGCGTTCTCGATCGGCTTCGCGATCCCGTACGCGGCCGCGCCGAGACCGGCCAGCCCCACGCCGACGGTGGCGATCACCGGGGACAGCGCCACACCCGCGCCGATCAGCGCACCCATCCCCGTCGCGCCAGCGCCCGCGCCGCCGCCGGCGAGATTGGAGAAGAACCCCGCCGCGCCCGCGGCCTTCTTTCCCGCGTCGTCCACCGCGCGGCCCGAGTCGGCCATCAGCCGCGTCGTCTTGGTGGCCTCGCCGCCGAGGACACGCTCCGCGTCGGCAAGCAGTGCCGTTGCCTTCGTATGCGACCGCAGCGCCGCCACGCTGGTCGCGTCCGCCTTCGCCGACTTCGCCGAGACGTCGTTGTAAACCTTCAGCGACGCGGCGGCCAGGTCGTACTTGACCGCCGCGTCCGCCGCCGACCGCCCAGACGACCGGAACGCGGACGAGGCGTTATCACGGGCGTTGAGGTCAACGGAGATCGACTCGGCCATCAGCCGCCCCTCCGCTCCTCCAGATAGTCGACCAGGCCTTCGAACTCATCCACCGTCAGCAGGCCGATCTCCCACGGTCTTATCCCGATTTCGCAGAACGCCCCGAGGTAGCGGCCTTTGTCGTAGCTGAGGCTGGCGGGGTCGCGGGCGGGACGGTAGGGTCCGGCGGCTCCTCGTCGCGGTGGAACTCGATATCGGCCAGGTTCAGCTCCACCGCGCCGGACTCAATGTCGGCCCACTTCACCGCGCGGCCCGCGCGGTGCCACAGCAGCCACGCCAAAGCGCCCAGCGACTTAGCCGACCCCGACGCGATCCCGGCCTCCCACTGGCCGTACGGGATGCCCGTCGCCTCCTCCAGCTCGAGCATCTCCTTCATCAGCTTCCGCTGCGGATCGAACTCGAAATGCTCCCCGGCGATGCTGACCTTCACCCGCTACCTCCCTAGTGCCCTGGCTTCCACCCGGCGGATCGCCTCCGCGACCTTCTCGCGCACCGCCGGCGCCGCCCGCTCCACCGGGCTGTCGGCGAACCCCGCGCGCATCCCCGCCGTCTGCACGAACCACCGCCGCTTATTGCCGAACAGCGGATGCGTGATCACCCCGGCGTTGCGCTGGATGACCTTCCGGCCGCCGCGGCCGAACGTCGGCGCGCGGATCAGCAGCGTCACCCCCGGCTCCGCGCCGCCCGTCTTCTTGGACACGGCGATCTTCAGATCCTTCGCCAGGACGTCCGCGTACCGGTCCGGCATGTCCGCGCGCAGATGCGTCACATTGCTGATCTCCCGCGCCAGCGGCTGCGCCGCCTCATCCAGCGCCCTGTACAGCTCCGCGCGCAGCTCGCCCTCACCGACCAGCGTCAGGTTCTTCGCCAGGTCCGCGAGACGCCGCGCGCCTTCCGCAACATCCGCCATTGAGTTACCTTTGCCGCATGGGGATCGGGGAATGGTGGCAGAGCCGCCAGCAGACCACCGCCGACGTCGAAACGCGCTACGGCCAGCCCGCCGGCGCCGGGCCCGAAGTGCCGCGCGCCCGGCATGTGCCGCTCACCACCAGCCAGCACATCCTGCACCTGCTGCTCACCGTGTTCACCGCAGGCCTGTGGGCGCCGGCGTGGATCATCCTGGCCATCCGCGGCAACCGGGTGCGCGCCTAGCTGATGCCGCCCAAGTTCGGGTTATAGGTCCAGATGCGCCCCGCGGCGTTCCACGTCGACTTGAAGTTCACCGCGCCAGAGATCGAGCCGTCAATTGAAAAGTCCGGCAGCACCGGCCCGAAAAAGTACACGTTCGGGGTGTTCTGCAGGTCCGGGTACAGGTACATGTTGCGGGACAGGCCGTCCGTCGCCGCCGAGTAGGTTTGCGCGGTCGCGTCATCCCAGAACCCGCCGAAATCCCCGCTTGAATCCGGCAGGCCGGACACGTAGACAAGGTTCTGATCGCCGAACGCGGTCACGTCCTGCTTGGCCACCACCTTGTTCAGCGTCCACGACGCCTGAAACGCGCACGGCGACGGCAGCGCGCCGTTCGTCACCGACAAATAGATGGACCCGTTACGCCCATGGTGCCTGACCACGTCTTCTCCTAGTTGTCGAGCGTTGCCAGGAGCTTCCTGGCGTGGTTGGTGAACGTCCGGTCAGCTACCGCCGCGCGGGCTTTCGCCGCCGCCTCTTCCGCATCCTCCGGGTGCTTGAGGGCCCACCGGAGAAGCTCACCCGCCTCCGCCGCGTCCGTGAACGCCGGCAGCATCCCGAACAGCGCGTCCGACTCCGGCCGTGGGTCCCGCGCAAACCACAAATCACACGCGGCCATCTCGATCTCCCGCGGCCCGCACGACCAGCCCTCGCCCAGGTGCGCGGCTTCCGCCTCGCGCCGGTACAGGTTCAGGCCCGTGCGGGACTGCCGGTAGATGTCCGCCGTCAGTTCGTTGCCGATGCAGCCGTCAGGGTTCGGGTCGGCGTACTGCCGCAGCGGCGAGTCCTCCGGCACGTCCATCCACGGGCCCGCCAGGCGCACGTCCAGGCCGTTCAGGCTCATCTGCTCGAAGAACGCCACCCGCGACGGGAACCCGCTGCCGACGAACGCGAAGTCCCATATCTTCTGCGCGGCCGGGTCCGGGTAGTGCACGTGCTCGCGGTAGGCGTGGGGCATGTAGTGCGCCGGGCCGAGCTTCCGGTAGGTGTCCAGGTTCACCGGGTCGTTCAGCAGGTTCAGGTCCGCGTGCGCCGCCCGGGCCAGCTGCTCGTCATCCTGGTAGGGGGATTCCGAGTGCAGCAGGATCACCTTCATGCCGCGGTCGCGGAACATGTCCAGGTACAGCGGCGGCACGAAGAACGCGCTGATCAGCAGCACCACGTGCGGCCACGACTGGAACGCCGCCGACAGAATCCCCTCGCCGGCCATGCGGACGGCGTCCTCCCGGGTGACCGCTTTGCGTACCGTCGTCGCGCCGTCGTCGGCGACCTCGCCGAGGGGGATGTGCGCGGCGTCGAACAGCTGGAGCCGCCGGTCCAGCTCGTAGGTGTACACCTCTTCGCCGAGGCCGGCGAGCGCCTCCACCCAGCCCGTGAACATGTCCGCCACCGAGAAGCTGGGCCCAGGGTGGCCAACCAGCCAGCGCATTACGCTCTATCCATGGACACGCTGACCGTCTTTCATTCGGATGGCGGCTTCGCTATCTGCCGGGCCACGTCAGTGAGCGCGCCCTGGTGGGAGGCGCCGCATTGCCCTAGCTGCACCTGCGCGTCCCCACAGGCCCGCGTAGAACACGGCAGCTATGTGACCTGCGGTCACTGCGGGAAGACCGGCATTGTTCCTAATGCCGGGCATGAAGCGGATTTCATGCCAGCGGGCGCATCGGTGACCACCGCCCCAGACGGCACCCAGACGTGGCACTGGGGGCCGGTCTAGGTCCCCACGTTCAGGATCAGCGAACAGGCAAGGAAGTCCACGCCGTTCCAGTTCATCAGGCCGTAAGCGGTCGCTTCGATCACCGCACAGTACGACACCTGGCCGCCCAGGGTCGGGTCGCGCTGCACCGCCGCGTGCACACTGTTGGTGCCCACCGGGGACAGGTAGCCGTCGAGGGCGTCCTGGCCGCTGGCCGAGTCGCCCTCGGACACGAGGATGATCGCGCGCAGCGTGTAGTCCGTCTCGTTCTCGAACGTCTGCGCATAGCGGATCAGGCTGCCGGTCTGCGGGGCGACCACGGCCATCGGCGGGTTGACCGCGCCGAACCGGTTCGCTGTCGCGCGCAGCCCGATCGAGGACGTGAGGTAGGCGGCGATGGCCTGCCGCACCGTAGGAAAATCAGGCTGCGTCACTACCATCCTTCCCTATGAGGTTCCATGAGGCGCTCCTGTGCGTGATCGCGGTGATTCTGCCGTTTACGGCGTGGGTTGCCTCTGGGTTGATCTGGTGGACGCCGTTCGCGGCGTTCCCGGTTTCGCTTGGCCTGATCTGGCTGGCTGGCTGGATGGTGGATCACACGTACGGCTGAGGTCAGACGCCGACCCGCTGGCCGGTGATGTACCGGTGCAGCAGCCACATCACCTGCGGGTTCTGCTGCACCCTGACCACCCCGAACTCGCCAAACCCAGCGACACCGAACGGCGCGTCCTTGATGCGGAAGATCTGCGCCGCCGCGATTAGCGAGGCGTTTTTGACGTTGAGCGGAACGGCGGCCCAGCCGAAGACGCCGGTGACCTGGATGCGGTCCAAGTGGCTCCACATCCACACGAACGGGAACAGCTTCCCTCCGGTGATCACTACCGCCGCCGTGTACGGCCACGCCTCGCCCTTCGCCGCCGCGTTGTACTTGCCCGGCGCGACCTCGAGCGCGTAGTCGGTGCCCTGGGTCCAGGTTTCCTCGAAGACGCCATCGCCGTCCCGGTCCACCTTCAGCGTCGTCACCGACACCAGGTCGTCGAGGGACTGGCGGGAGATCGACTCCGGGATGTACGTCCGCGTGTCGGTGCCGCGCCAGAAGTACCGGCCGGTGATCTCGTCGATCGCCCGGGACGCGCCCGCGGCGGCCAGGCCCAACTCGAAATCGTCAGCGGTGTCGGTGATGCCCAGGCGGGACTTCAGTTCTTCAGTTGTGCAGTAGTTCTGGCTCAGCGCTGAGGGGCCGACGGTCCAGGTGCCTTTGACGACGTCGGTGGCGGTGCCGGTGCCGTCCCAGGTGTAGACCCAGACGCCGTCGATCGTGCAGGCCACGTTCGCCGAATAGGTGCCCGTGGAGACATGCGTCACCGAGGGCGTGCTGGTGGCGCCGGTGGGGTCGGCAATTGTGAGCGTGACGGTCGTCGCGTCCGTCGGTACGCCGTTGACCTTGAAAACGTTCTGAAGGGTGGCGAACTCGTCCCCGGCGGCGTAGAAGACGGTCGCGCTCATCAGTGCTCCAGCCAGGCGGGGTGGGCGGCGAACCAGCGGACGGTGCGCTCCAGCGACTCGGCGAAGCCGACCGGCGGCTTCCACCCGGCCGCGTGGATCTTCGAGGCGTCCAGGGCATACCGGTGGTCATGGCCCGGCCGGGAGGAGTGGTAGTCCGCCCACTGGTAACGCAGCCGCTTCCCGGCCGCCTCCGCGATCAGTTCCGCCACCGCGAGCACGTCCTTCTCATCGCCGGCGACGTGCCACCGGTCCGGCCGGTCCGCAGCAGGGAACACGGCGGGCGTGGTTTCGGTGAGTACCCAGCGGAGCGCGTCGGCGAAGTTGCGGGCGTGCAGCCAGCACCGGGATGACGGCTGCCAGTGCTCCAGCCGCGCGGCCGCCGTGGCCATCCCCGGGTTCCAGCGGCCGTGCAGCGGCACCTCGGCGCCGGTGAGGACGGCCCTAGTGGCGAGCGGCACGAACTTCTCGGCACTCTGGCGCTCGCCAAACATGTTCATGATGTTCACGACCACCACCGGCAGGCCGAACGTGCGCCAGTAGGAGAACGCGATGGCCTCCTGGCACGCCTTACTCGCCGAGTACGGGTTCGACGGCATGACCGGCGCCCACTCGGCGTGCGCGGCGCCTTCCTCCGCCGGGCCGTACACCTCGTCCGTCGACACCTGCACGAAGTGGGTGAGATCACCGCCGCGGGCCCGGGCCCACTCCAGCATGGTCAGCGTCACATCCACGTTGTTGCGGACGAACGGCGCCGGGCCGGTGATCGACCGGTCCACATGCGACTCCGCGGCCAGGTGCAGCACGGCGTCCACGGCGCCGATCCGCTCATCCAGCCACGGATGCACCGGGGCGCGCAGGTCATGCCACAGCAGGCTCACCCGGCCCGGGTCATACCCCGCGCAGTCCGTGAGACGGTCCGGGCGGCCCGCGTAGGTGAGCCCGTCAAGGACCACCAGCTCCCAGCCGGTCGTGGTGAGAAGATGCTCGATCAAATGATGCCCTGCAAAGCCGGCGCCGCCAGTGATCAGAACACGCTTCATGTGACTCCCGGGCTCGAGGTGCCGGATGGAGTGACTGTGTGGGTGCCGTCGCGGGGGTCGGTTACCGACGGCGCGGCGGTGGCCAGTGCGGTGACCGACCGTGCGCCGTCGCGCGGGTCGGTGACCGTGGCCGCCGAGGTGCCCGGCGCGGTCACCGTGGGCGCCGACCGGGCGACCAGGAACGGCGGGGGCGGTGGCACCGGGCCAGCTACCTGGCGCCAGATCGCCCGGTGCGGCGGCCGCGGCGCGAACGGCTGCCGCCATTGCGGCCCGCGCACAGATACTGGCTGCGCGGCCAGGGTCGTCTTGGCGAGGACGCCTTTGCCGGTGGCCCGGTGCGGCGCGGGTGGCCGGTTCGTGACCGGCCTGGGCCGTGATGGAGACGCGCCTATTGGTGGTGGCGCGGCGAGCGTGCGCCAGGTGGCCCGGTGTGGTGCGGGGGTGCGTGGCTGCGGGCGCCACGGGGGTGGCGGGACGCGGGACGGCTGCGCGGCCAGCGTGGCGCCGGCCAGGACACCCTTGCCGGTGCCCCGGTGGAGTGCCTGCGGCCGGTTCGTGACCGGCTGAGGCCGGGACGGCGGCGTGGCCGTAACCGTCACAACGGCAGGCGGTGGCGCGGCTATGACCCGCCAGATGCCCCGGTGCGGCGATAGTGGCCGGTTCGTGACCAGTCGCGGCCGTGACGGGGGCACCCCGGCTGGTGGTGACGCGGCGAGCGTGCGCCACGCGGCCCGGTGGGCGGCTGGAGTCCGCGGCTGCGGGTGCCACGCGGGCGGCGGCACCGACGAGGGCTGCGCGGCCAGGGTCGTCTTCGCCGCGATGCCCTTAGCGACCGGGATCGCCCGGTGGGGCGCCAGGTGCTGGATGGCCGGCTGCGGCCTGGCCGGCGGGGTGGCCGCGGCCACGATGACGGCTGGCGCGGGGCCGCTGACGGCCCGCCATGCCGCCCGGTGCGGCGGCCGCGGGGCGGGCGGCTGCCGCCATGGGGGTGGCGGGACGCGGGACGGCTGCGCCGACAGGGTCGTTGCGGCGAGGAGGCCCTTGCCGGTAGCCCGGTGCGGCGACCGCGAAGACACCGCCGATGGCGGCAGTGTCGCCGTCAAGTACGGCGCCGCCGGGGGGGCGAGGATGCCCTTGGCGGTGGCGCGGTGCGGCGCCGGGTGGGCTATCGCGGGCTGCGGCCTCGCCGGTGGCACGGACGGCGGCTGCGCGGCCAGCGACGTCTTGGCGAGGACGCCTTTGCCGGTGGCCCGGTGGGCTGCGCGGGGCGAGATCGCCGACGGCGGCAGTTTCGCCGCCAGGTAGGAGGGCTGCGCCGGCGCGAGGACACCCTTGCCAAGCGCCCGGTGCGGGCCGGGGCTGCGCGGCTGCGGGCGCCACGGCGGCGTGGGCGCCACGGCGGCGGCTGCTGCTGCGGGCGGCGGGGCTGCGACGCCGCGCCACAGGATCCGGTGCGGGCCGGGGTGCCGGACGGGGACGGGCTGCGGCAGCGGGAAGACGATGGACGGCTGCGGCGACAGGGTCGTCTTCGCCAGGACACCCTTGGTGAGGGCGCGGTGGGCGGGACGGGGCGACACCGCCGTAGGCGGCAGTTTCGCCGTCAGGTAGGAGGGCTGCGCCGGGGCGAGCCGCCCGCGCCACACCGCCCGGTGCGGGGGCAGGTGCCGGATGGCCGG